TATGAAGAAAAGTAACTATTCGTATTTTTCGTACAACTCCTTAATGAAGTCGTAGTTTTCTTTCTGGGTGTTAAAGATTCTAACGTGCTTCTTCTGACACATCTTTTCAGCTACCTTAAGGTCAAGACCACCCTTCTGCTGAGAAAGTACCTTAAGAGGTCTTATAATGCGTGCAGAGAATGGATTACCTACTACGTATGGCTCCATAAGTGTCGCCACATCGTACACGTTCTTAGCGGTATCGTAGTTAAGTTTATAGCTTAATGAATCTAAGCTAGCCTTTGTGCCTGAATTACTTTTATTTAATAGGTCTAACGCTAACGCTACAGTAAGTTTGTTATTTGTAGTTTTACTCCAATCCTTAGCGATTGCCTCTGCCTCTGCTACAACATCGTTACCGTTTCGCTTAGCCCAATTTACATAGGACATAATGCTCCACTTGTTAGATACATTGTTAGCTGTCTTACACGCATAGTTAGAGGTATCTTTCTTACCTAGATCATGATTGATACAATACCATACAGGCATCTTTAAACTTTTTAATGCTTCTAGTCGATGCTGACCATCGATAACCGTTCCTGATACGTCTACGGTTACAGCCTGTAGCTGACCCTCCGCCTTTATGCTTTGCGCAAGCTTTCTTACGGCTGATTGATTAACGTCCCTTTGGTAGTTAGGGATCTTAAATACTGAATAATCTTTGGTGCTATGCACCGTGAACTTTGGTTGAGAATTCTTACTCATTTTGACTGGTTTTAAAATTAATACTCTGCTAATATATAATAAAATGTTTATAAAACAATGTTATTAAGAAAATTTTAACATTTCAAATATTAGGCAAAGAAAAGGGCGCTACTAAACTTCGCGCCCTTACACAAGAACCAGTATGAATAAGTACATTCGTGGAAGGAATGCTAAACAAATATACTAATAATTATCTATCTAATAACATATCTACCTAAACTTTTTCCTCTGACTAGATATTCTAATCCGTATCGGCAGGCATCTAAAAAGTGGTTGTAGGCGTCTACTGGCTTAGCGTTCTTCTGCGCCCATATATAGTTATTAAGTTCACGTATGATACCGTGAGAGGTTTTGTCTACGATGATCTCATAGTCCTGCATTAAAGCAATACCAGATAAGATAGATCCTTTCTTCTTAATCGCTGGCTTAATATTTATATCCATGCGCTTAAGTTCTTCAATGAGTCGCGGCTCTGAGGAGTCCGCGATAATAAGATCAATACCTGCGTGCTGTCTATTCCTTTGTGCGATCTGGCTAGTTGTTAAAGCCTTCTCGCCATAGCACTCCCTCACCCACATCTTCTTATTATCGTTATCGATAGCTATCTGTACAAGGGTAGTTAAATCCTGGGAGAATCCCCAGTCTTGACAAAATACGGTTAACTCTTTAGGCTCGTAATCACCTACCCTCCAGTTCTTATAGATAGTACCTTCAGCAGATGATAGCCAGCTACCTAAGATCTGGTGCATATACTTATCAGGACGGTTCTTCTTCATCTCGTTAACCTGCATCAAGAACGACTTAGATAGGTTTTCCTTGTTGTCCCTGTAGTCTGTATGTATATAGGTAGTGATACCTTCCTGACCGTTGTAGTTCTCTGGAACACCAATGTTCTGGAACCAACGCTTATAGATCCAATGCTCTTTACTGGTAGGGTTAAGTATTAAAATACATCGGTTAGGCTTACCCTGTACCCTTACCGAGAAGTCGATCTTATCGAAGTCCTGCTCATCAACTAACTCCTCTGCCTCATCACAAACGAACGTAGTAACACCGTTCAATGATTTTAATGCAGCGGTTTGGTTACCGCTGGAGGTTCTAATACCTTTGAAGATTATAGAACTCCCTGTCTGTATATTAATGATCTCATCCTTAGTGATCCTGAAATGCTCCTGCATACCCATTAGTTCTATCTTCTCAATAAACTCAGGGATAATCGATGTATGCGCGGAGCGCATGGTATATCTGGTAAATAGAACCTTATGCCCCTCCTCACATACCAGGGTTAATAAGAAGATGGAGGTGCCAAAAGACTTACCACTTCCACGCCCCCCTGTGATAATGAAGTACCTGCTAGGATCGTTAAACAGGGCTTGATACTTTGGATGTAAATTTATTCCTTTACTCATATTCTTCTATGTCTTCTATATCGTCTTCCTCATGGTCGATGTCTATAGTCTTCTCCTCGATCTGAGGTGTGTTATAGAAGTTAATTACTGGGGTTATTGTTTTCTTACCGCCTCCGTTATCGTTCATCTCATTCGGCTTACCGAACGCATACTCCATTAGTAGCTTCATGTGTCCAAGGCTTCCGTCCTTGCCATACTTAGCTAACGTCTCCATAGCCTCCTGCTGTGAACCAAACACCTTGTTCATAGCGTTTACCGCATAGTTACTTATCTGCTTCTTCTTAGCATCATTAATACGTGGAGGCTTGCTCGTAGGCATCTCATTTAGCTGCACCTTTGGTGGCAGCCTCTTATTATTCTTTCTACCGTCGGTAGACTTTATATTATCAGATTTGCTTCTCTTTGCCATTATTCATTTTATAGGTTTCTCGGTATGCGTCAAATACCGCATCGGTTACATTATCTTTATTGTATATATAACCTGAAGCGCTTTTTCTGGAACCCTGGCTAATAATGATTTGGTATCTACCTGTCATCTTATAACCGCCATTCTCATAGATCGCTTCTGGATCTACATTAACCTTTATATGGTTCTTAAAGCACCAGGACATCTCCTTCATAGGGTTGTCTGTCTTTGGTGTTCCTAGCCTATATGGTTCCTTCTTGACCTTAGCCATTATACATATTGTCTACTCTTAATAGCCCTAGTACGTAGAGAGACCATCTCGTAGATCTCCTCCATATCTTGCTCCGTAAGGTTCTTGGTTATACCTGCAAACCTTCCGTTCTTAAACTCTGCCTTGGCAAGCCTAGCCTCTAATTCAGATACGCATCCTTCAAGGAAATTAATGCGTTCGAATATAGCGTTAGGATCTGTTTGCTCCTCTAACTCCTCATCTACGAAGACGTGCTTAAGGGTTTCATATAACTCCATGAAGTTATGCTCCTGGATCGCATAATTAAATATTGTATTAATATTATGCAACACGGTAGCATGATCCCTGTTAATCATCTCACCTATTGTCTGAAGTGCTACTGGACGTCTGTTCCTGTTACACTCCCTAGCCACCTTGCAAAAGATCGCACGACCATAGGTTAAATCTCTACGCCTGTTAGGCGTATCAATTCTTGCTCCTAGTTCCTTCTCAATCAGATTCTTTATACCTTCTAATTTGCGCTTCATAAATCTCCTTTATTATATCTTCAAAAATTAATCTACTTACTCTAATATTACGTTCCTCGTGGTCTACGTAATCTTCTAAAGAAAACTCGAAGATCTCATCCTCTTCGTCTTCGTCGTCCTCATCCTTACCAATTGCCTCGCTAAAGCGATCATTATAAATACCATCTATCTTTTGTAACGCTTTGTTAATCCCCTCACAAACCAGATAGTTTTCTTGACGCTCGTACTCCTCAAGGAGGTTGTCGAATATCTGGAAGTTAGGGTTTACTATAAAGTGGCTTAAGGTTGATACGTAAACATAATTTACTATTTGGTTCCCTGTGGTGTCTTGGTTAAAGAACTCCTCTAATAACATAGTTTTTCAATAGGTTTTCGTCTTTATTCTCTATAAAGAACTTTTTATATACTGCAACACCTTCCTGGATTTGCTCCCAACCTTCCTGTAAACTTTGATCGGATATATGGAATATACCGATCTCCATACTACTCTTATCTACAACGATAAAGATAAACTCTGTAGCGTTAAAGATTCTTCTGTATAGTTCGGCTTGTAAGCCGTACTTAAAATGCCTTGCAGAACTTTTCCATTTATGGATATCTGCGGTAGTTTTAAGATCAATGATTAGGCTTCTGTCTTTGCTTATAGCATCAGCCTTAGCACGAAAGGGAAGCCCGTCCACCATACCGATCTCTGGCACCTCAGTATCCATACCATCCATCATGTAAGACACCACCTCGTTCTGCTCCAACGCCTGGCTTATACGCTGAGCATTGTAGAACTCAGACTTGGTGTAAACTAAATCAGCGCCTCTCTCCTCTACCGCTTCCTTATAAGCCTTCGAGGCTTTTGTTGAGGGTATAATAGACAGATCTGCAACCTTGTGCGGTTCAAGAGCCATAAGATGTATAAGCTTACCATCTCTTAGGGCTTGGCTCTCCTCTGACTTATCCAAGGAAGAGGCGTAAGATTTAGGGGATCTTAACAGGTTCTTTAGTGAAGAACTACTTAAGGCAGTCCTACCTAAGTAACCGTAGTAAAAAGAATCGTCAAGCATCTTCTCGCGAAGCACATCCTCGTCCCATTCTTTGTTGTCTAATAGGGTTATCATCGTGTTATAAATTTTTTATGTCGTTAAGGTATATACATTTTTTCTTACCTTTCAGCCTAGCTAACATAGGGTCTCGGTAAAATGGTATAGCTAATAAACCTTTCATAAGGTATATCACACCGCTACCATCTGTATTCAGATCACATAGCGCAAGCACATCTTGCTTACTAGGGTTAGATATTAAAGAGTCTTTTGGGTCGAAGACCCAGCTAACCTCTATAGAAGAAGGGTAATAAGACTTGACGTGTACGTGCTTATCCTCCATATAGATATCGCATTCAAAACTCTTCTGGTAAGTATCATAGATATTAACGTCTGGCTCAGATACCTCATATACCCCTGACGTATTAAAGAAGTTGTATACCGAAAACTCAGCACACTTACCTATATAGATATCCCTTATCACCTTACTAACATTATGCTGATTCCTGTGCGATGAGTAATAACTAGCGCTAGTATCAACTGATTGTTTAGCAAACCTAGCACATACATCTTTCTGTATATCGGTAGGTGGTGATATGTTATATCTTTTAATCACTTTATTTTCTCTAGCTCTAGCTGTAGATTAGCAAGCGCCCTCCAGGCTACCTTAGCAGAATGAAGCACACCATCGTCATCTAGATTACCAGCGTCCTTTAGGTGTCGCATAAGCGCGTCCAGGTGATCGTTAGACTTATCTCGATCCCAATGCAAAGGTTTGTCGCTATGGTGCTGCTCATTACCCATATACGAACAGAAGGCTACCTCAGCTAACGCGTCAGGAAAGTACTTCATTAACCCCTCGTACATTGGATATTTCTTTCTAGAGTATTGCATTGTATTCTGTTTAACTCAAATATAAACAAAATATCAACTACTCGCTATAGGTATTAAAATATTTCTTTAGGTTTTCGTACATTCTCTTAACACAAGCGCTACAGCTACTAGGTCTTTGGTTACGTCTAAACACCCTGTTAGAAATCTTAAGTAATTGTCTTTGCGTGTTAATATCTATTGTAGATATCTTCTTACTAAACAGATCGCTTAGATAGTTGTACTCGTCCTCTAGAAGACACTCTGGGTTTCTGTAGGAAAATAATTCATTTAACTTAGCCTTTCGTTCAGAACATCCGCAATCCTCGCCTGCAACGAACTTAACCACATCTGCAACTCCAGTAGCCTTAAGCACCTTCTCAACCGTATCACCCACGCCCTCGGACGCCGCATCCCTTTTCTTTTTCCATTCCTTGTACTCCTTTGTTCTCTTATCGAGATTCTCGTAATAGTTTTCATCTTTTAATTCCATAACTTAAATTTAAATCTTGTCGTAATCTCCGTTCTTGAAGTCTTCCCAGTCTTCTCTGAACTTCTTTTTTAATATTTTTTTATTGTTCTTAATAGTATTAAATATACTGGTAAGGCTAATGCCTGAACCTGTAGCTATATCTCTTAGGCTGTAATCGCTTTTAAAGTACTTCTCAGACAGTATCCGATCGTATCTGTGCCAACTCCTCATCTCATCAGAGATCCTCGCTAACAACGTCTCAAACGCTGTGTCCATCTCTTTATTAAACATATCTACCTCTGGCGCTTCAGTAGCGTCATCCTCTCTTATCTCGAATACGTCATACCTGGCGGCGCTAGTATTATAAGTCTTCCACATATTCTTTAGGGTTACGTACACAAAGAAGCGGTTTACCTCTTCTGTATTATACATAATCCTTTGCTCGTCCTTTATATACTTATGCATACGTAAGTACATATTCTGGACAATGTCCTGGGCGGTTTGATAATCACACCCAAAGCTAAGCACCATGTTTAACCATACGTTGTGTTTCTTTGCTAACAGTTCAAGCATTCTATTTCCATTATTATAGCATCATCCTCACCGTAGTATTTCTTTACGTCGTCCATGGCAACCACATTCTGATCGCGTTCCCATACGACGCCTTCTAGGGCGTCGAACAATGCCTTGTTTAAGTTATCGTGTAGGTCTGGCTTGGTATGTTTATAGACCATACCTTGTCTTTTATATTTAGGTATACTCTTCGTGTACTTAAACACATAGTGTAACCTTTTAATATGTATTTGACTATCTGCCTTTATAACACAAAAGTCGTCAGGGAGCTGTTCCCCAACGACCTTAGCGATCTGAGACTTATAATCAATAATCTTTTTAGGCTGGTATGTCCTGCCTGTTCTAGTAACCCTTACCGATTGATGCGGCATCGGAGTTACTGGGATGTTTAGTTTTACTATCACCTATAAAATTATCTAACCAATTAATATTAGCATCTGCTAGTTGAGGATATCCGTAATCATTTACGTAAAAGCTAAACGGATCAAAACTTCTACCTCTACTAGATTTACATAATACGTTAATGATATTAGGGTTTGTATTATCCTTCTCTAGCTGTATCTGTGTCTCCGCCTTCTTCTCCATCGCACTACCTAAATGCCCTGTTGGTTTGTTACTATTAAAGTTAGTGTGTATTACCGTAATTATATGTATGTTGTACTCTTGCGTCCAACTCATAATTCTTTGTACTACACTATTTGCTTCTTCTATATTGTTTACGTCTGATAACAGATCCGCTATACCATCAATAATCACCAACCCTAGGTTAGGTGTATTCTCAATAGCTACCTGTATAACATTTAACCTTTCCTTATGCGATAACGCTCTAAGACCATAGGTCTTGTAACAATCATCTTTTAACCCACACATATCAAGCGTTCTTCTAAACACTCTCTGCGCGTGAAACGAACCCTGCTCTGTATCAAAATGCATAATACAACGATCGTCCCTGTGACCTTTCAACTTGCCAATGAACTTGTCAGAAGACCCTCCAATGTAAGCCGCTGACAATAAGGTAACTAAAAATGTCTTTTTATGTTTTGGTGGTGCCTGTATAAAGCTAAAGTTTCCGTATGTTCCTATAGGTGTATCGTACACTACCTCTCCTTCTTTAGTGGTGTATGAGTGAGTTCCATAGCTTAACGCTATTGGTGGATGTTCCAGGTTCTTCCTCGGATCTATATAACAATCCTCTAGAAGTTTCTCTGCAAACAACCGATCCCTGAATTCCTGTTCTTCCTTTGATATTATCATGTTTCATGCTTACTGGTTTTAGCATAAAAGGGGGCTTTCGCCCCCATCTATACTTAGTTGATTAAAACGGAAAGTCCGCCGCTGCTGGAGCAGATTGCTGTGGCTGATCCTCAGATACTGCCTTCTCAATTCTACCGTCAGTCCACACCACGCGACCGTTACCGATCTTATGCTGCTTCTCTGGCTGGTTATCCTTGTCATACGACGTAATCACATAGGCATTCTTGCCATAGTTGTACTCATCTACAACCTTAACAAGCGCCCTGTAATAGGTACCTTTTTCTGTTTTAACGATTCTGCTTTTGTCTAGTTTTTCTAGATCCAGGTTTACTTCAATGTAAGCTCCCATAATAAATAAAAATTAATTGTTTAATAATGATTCTACCTCCTTGGTAACTTGATATTTCTTACGAATATCATCTATGCTCCCTCCGTTACTAATATGAGTCTTAGCCTTATTAAAGATCTCACCTTTTGACGGCAGTACTTTTAAATTATTTGCAGGCGCTTTAGCAGCCTGTGTTTTTCCATGTGTATTAGTAGCATCAGCATCCTTAGTATCATCAATCAAAAATAAGCCATTCAATGCATACTTTCTAGCGTAGCTACTAGCAGATCCAAATGTCTGTGAAAGATCCATACCCTTCTTACTTATGTCGATACCTGCCTGCGCGGTCACCTCTGCTGAGGTTCCGTCAGCGTCCCATACCGTAGCACGAGCATTAGCAAATAGCACACCGCCTAGCTCCTCGATTGAATCGCTTAGCTTTAACGCTAAACCATACTTAGCTAATACAGGTTTTACTGATTCTAGGATATCCTCACAGCTACGGTAAGCATACTTACCAAAGCTATTGAATTGACCCTTCGGAGCCTTAAGCTCTGATTGGACTTTTACAAGCCTCTCTTGAAATGTTAATGATTCCATGTTTATATAATTAAAATTAAAGTTCGTCTATGTCTGAAAAGATCTGTTGCTTCATAAGATCCTTATATTCTTGAGTACAATCATCTGAACATAATTCAAATACGACGGTACGTAATCTTTCGATCTCAAGTTGTAGTTCTGCTCTATTGTCTACTAATGCTTCGACACGAGCCTCTAGGTATGATACTAACGAATACATATTAAATATCTGCTTCTATTATATATCCGTAATCATGCTTTTTAGTTTGTTTTCTTCCATTACTATGAAAGGTGTATCGATCCTCCTTAATACCTGTTATAGGGTTGATACCTGCGTTAATCCATTCATTTACCATTGTAGCGTCTTTAAAATCTTTTATTGTTACCAAACCTACTAAACATATTTTAATTAAACAATTTTTTTAACAATTTTAACATATCGGACGAAAAAGGGGCTTGCGCCCCTTGATCTAAACATAGAAACAAAACTTACCAAAGATAAAAAGAAGGAGGCTTTAAATCATCAGTATCAAAATAAACAGTTTCGCGATCGACCGCAAAGCGCTGTACACCCTGCTCCATAAGCGAGCGAATAAGTTTAAGACGCTTCTTAGGTCCGACGCATCTAATCCGTATAGCTTTACCAACGCGATGAGAATTATCGCTAACCAGGCGAAGGTCATCAGCCACAGGCTTAGAAGTATATCCGAGTACGACATTTGGTACAAATTTATGATAGTGAGCGGCACGATCAAGCGCCACTACTGGCTCCCTTTCCATGAACCTATAACCACTACCAGGGGTGTCTGGGCTATCAAACATAGACCATCTCAGGACACGTAGTCCCTCTGTATCGATCTCCTCTTGTTTGCTTATAGAACTCATACTAAAAGTATTGGGGAGTTTTGGCTACACCAGAATCCGAAAAAGTTTAACCCACTCCCCTCTACTCTGAAAGGTTGATAACAAATATATAGATTAATATTTAATTATACAACTTGACATTGTAAAAAAAAACTAGTAACTTCGCCTACTCTATATGAGAGCTAAAAAAAGCCGCAACAAGCGGCTCTTAAAGTTACTGATAGTGTAAGGCTCAAATTGTTTTATAATTCCAACGCGCCCTAATACCTCTAATATCGTAGTGTGTAAAAGTGTTATATCTACCAACACCACCCTCTTTTAACATACCCTCCATAATCAAAAACTCGATCGCGTCAGCAACCTCGTCAGGGGTTACCCCCTCAATAACGATGTCTGCCGCAGTACCTTTTATATGTTGGCTAGTATCTTTAGATCCAATATTACGATTATACTCTAAATTTCTATAACCGCTATTGATACGTATGGGCGCATTGAAGTGCGCCCTTATAATTTCTAGCTGAACCGAAAGCATATTAAGATTATCTAACACCTTTTGAGGTATATCAAACTCATGCTTGTTAAACTCAGATAAACTAAAGTTTTCTGTTAACTTCATTTATTGTCTTTCATTGATGTACCAAAGTAATAACCGAAGATCGATAATGATACACCCTCTATAATACCGATCAGATGATAAAAGAGTTCTTTGTTAGGCTCTGGAATATCCAGGGCAATAATTGCCCAAATAATTACACCAAACGCGCCTAGTCCTACAATACCAGTTAGGTTAAAAAGCCAATCTACACGTCCTGTTTTTGCGATCTCAACCTCTCGCTTACGTGCAGAATCACGATCCTCTACCTCTAGCTCGTACATCTCTACAAGTTCGTTGTGTAGTTGTGCTTTGTCATCTGGGGTAAGCGTAGCATCCCCATCTATTAAAGATCCCAACGCAGCTAGTGGACCTCCAGACATAGCTGCTCCTGCAAACTCAGGTAGCTTCTGCATTAGAAACCTACCTACCTTAGTATCCTTAAACTTCTTCTTATCACTCATGTATGATCTCGTTTAGTCTTGCTATATCTTTTCTTATTCTCTCACGCTCTAGCTTAAAGTCTATCACCTCATTCTCTAGTACCCTAATATCAGGGAAGATGTAGGTGTTCTGATTATAACGAAGGCTTTTTAATTCATCCTCGTTATCTGTTATTCTACCCTCTAATCCAAAATACAAGTAAACAGCAGTACCTACTCCAATAACTATCTGAATAAGCCACTTAATGTTAATGGATAAGCTGCTATCATCATTTAGTTTTGGACTCGTCATCTAGTCTGCTTTTTATTTCACCTTTTATATAGTAGAATAGTTCCTTGCCTAAAAGACCAAAGAAACCACCTACAAGACCCATTAGGGCAGCTTGTACAAATCCCATTAGTGTTATAGTAGATACGGTTGTAAATAGCCAACCTGCGAAAAACGATAGTTTAGCATCTAGTTCCATAGCAAATTCATATATATAGATAACTAGAAACTATGAATCTGTTGTAATTTAAAGTTTGGTGATTATGTTCACCGATTATATAGATATTTGGTGAATATATTTCTCGCTTTTTGATAATCAAACTACTTTGACTATCATTCTTTAGTGTCAAAATTCAAAATAATTACCCTCGTTCAGTTTTGACAAGTAAATGCTACACTTGTATAGAAAACTAAATTTTCTTTACAGAAGGAAGGTGATATGATAAAAAAAGAGGGGCTTAATGCCCCTCCTGTTACTCTGCTTCTTCAACCTCTTCAGGTATCACCTCATAGGTTCCATCCTGAAGGTTTACGTTAATCTTGCCGTATTCCTCCTCCAGTTGGACTTTTAGCTTGTCCTGTTCCTCTTGGATGTTAGCAAATGCGTGAAGCAATGCGTGCTTCTGTGTTTCTAGAAGACCAATATCGTGCTTGATAGCATTCTTCTTGCCTTCTTGTTCTTGTAGCTGTTTAAGCTGTTCTTCTGTGATTTTAGACATAATAAACTAGTTTGGGAACTAATATACGAAAATTATTCCACAGTTGGTTCTTCTGACAATGTTTCAGGAACTTGTAGCGTAACCTTTGTTGGTGCAGCTAGTTCTGCTAGTTGTGCATCTAGGTTAGCTTGAAACTCTGCTACATTAAGCATTGGTTCAATCCAAGCAATAACATCTGCTTGAGTAAGTTCATCAAATGGAGTGAAGTTTTCAGGGTCTACATAAGGAACGTGCTGCACGCCAATTTGACTAGCAACATTACCATTCTCGTCTTCACCGAAGTAAGACCAATGTACATTGTAGACTACATTCTCTAGCCCATCTTGGCTAACGTGTGCATCTACTGCGTTGATTCTAAATTTGTAAGTATTCATATCTATTGATTTATTATTTACCATTTATTTCTTGGGCATTTAGCCTCCTTAACTAAAGTCTTTGCTGCTAGGTTACATCCGCACACCTTGCACTTGTTCATCTCACGAAGTGGGCAGTCATCACAAATATACAGCCTCTGTTCTGCTAAATGCCATTGTTCAGGCTTGGGTTTCCACCCTAGCGTCATAAAACTATACTTCGCCCAACCCCAAAATATCTGTTCTATTTTTGTCATTATGGGCAACCGTAATTTCCTACAAATGCGCTTCCGTTCCATTGTCGTACTGGTGCAATACCACCGTTAGAATCTTCATAATAAAACCCTGCGTTAGCAGGCACACAAGAATTACCGCCTTGATTGCGATATAATTGCGTTGAACTAGTCCAACTTGAAATGTTGGTATAATAAGTTCTTTGAATCTGCGAACAAGGGTCACCGCCTAAAGTAGTAGCATAACCAAGCGTTCTAGCGTATAATGAAGAACAAGATAATCCGTAGTCGTGGTCATACCCATACCATTCAGACATTGCGTGTGGCTTACTACTATTAGGATAGTTTACACCATTAGTGTTTGTACCATCAAAGTTTACAAAGGTTTCTGCAAGGTCAAGCAAACTAATAGGTGTGTAAGGCGTAGATAATGATAAGTAACTATCAAACTGCTTTTCTCTAGCCAACCCTCGCATTGATAACGAACCAGTAGAAGGAACGATTGCCCAACTAACCCCTGAACCTATCCCTATTAAAATATCAAGTATTTCAAGCATCTAGTCTTGCTTTTAGTTCGTCAATCTGTTTCTGTTGTTCTTTGATTGCTTCAATAAGCACACCAACGATATTACCATAAGATACACCCTTAATCCCCTTATCATCTTCAGTTACCACTTCAGGAAGTACCTTTTCTATTTCTTGTGCTATAACACCAATAGACTGCTTACCATCTGCTTTTCTGTTGAATGATACACCACGAAGTTGATTTACCTTGTCTAGTGCATTGTCAATGGTTTCTACATTATCCTTGATACGTTCATCTGAATAAGCAACAATATCAGCAGTAGCAGTAAATGTTCCGTATAAGGTAGCATTACCGCTTCCAGTAGCCCTGAATAAGTCTTCTGCTTTATGGAATAATCTATCTGAAGATATCTTTGCCCATCCTCCACCATTAATATTATGCCATAATGAAGCGGAATCACCACCAGTACCTTCTTGGAATCTAGCGTATAATTTATGGAATCCTTTTACTAGATAAATAGAACCTGGCGTTTGAACTGTACCTCCATTTGAACCTAAAGTACCACCAGTAGGAGAATCGTTATCACCGTGACCACCATACCAATAACCTACCCTAGTACCATCAATAAATATATCACCTGAATCATCTGACGATATACTAAATTCAAATGTTCCGCTTGTATTAGCATAATAGTAACCCAAAAATTCTACTGCATAGGTATCGTCACTTCTTGTAAATCCATCTACCGTAGAAGTTATACCTTGTTCTGTAAAGTTGTAAGACTTAATATAGTCAGATAGCGTTTCTGAACTATTAGCGTGTACATAAGTTCCTGTAGCATTATACTCTCTCCACACAAGACCACTTGCCATATTGTTGTAGTCTTTATTGTTATGAAGTTGAGTAACACCATATTCTCTATCTAATTTTAGATGACCATTTGCAAACTGAAACACATCATCTCCTGCATCAATAAGAAAAGAAGTGTATGTTCCTGAATTGTTAGTTCTTGTTTGTAATCTTATTCTATCCCTTCCTGTGTTATTATCTACCTGTTCTATATATAATCCACCACCATCTACTCCTGAATAAGCGTAATAAGAACTGCTACCCCATCGCATAACACCGTCAACGTGAAGCTTTTGCGAAGGCGAAGTTGTGCCGATTCCTACGTTGCCTGCATTGAAATATGTTGTTCTGCTAGGCGACCCTTCTAATTGTATTGTAGAACTACCATTACTATAAAGATTTAATCTACCTGTTGGAATACTACTTACTGTTTCGTTTCTTAATCTCCAAAGTATAGTGCTATTTGCGTAACCTGCCGTGTCTTGGTTGTGATTAGGTTGGTTTATTTCTAGTTTAGCAGCAGGCGAAGTTGTGCCGATTCCTACGTTGCCTCCATCAGCCTGAATAGATATATTGTATGGTGAATTGGTGTTTACTGTTGAAGCCTGTATGTTTGCGTATCCGCCAGTTGTTGTTCCTAATTTTATCTGTAAATTATCATTGGTATTTCTAGCAGACAAGACATAAGAAATTCCAGTTCCTTCATCAATAGTTAATTTATGGTTAGGCGAAGTCGTGCCGATTCCTA